GTTGCGGCCGGACTGGTCGAGAACGAACGTCCAGATATTCTTGCCGCCGTTGTATGTGTCACGGATCGCATCGATCAAGGCCCAGCGCTTGGTTGCCGACGTCGCCAGTTCCTGCACCGACTTCGAGCCGGGGACGCCCATGACGAGGGGTATGATACTGCCCCATACCGGATCTCGCACATCAAGCCAGCGCAGCCACATGCCCATGTTGCGCCTGGCATCGGCCGTGGCGGCAATCTCCTGACGCTCGATGAGGCTATCGGACAGGACCATCGGAACCGGCCGGCCGTCCCACCCCTTGGCCAGAACCATTGCAGGGCCATAGGCAAGAGGCTGCGAGTTGCTCTCATTGCCGACCGTATTATAGAACGTATCGCGGGCTGGCGTGCTCGCCCCGTTCGCCAGGGCCAGCGCCCGAATTGACGTCAAATCGGCGGCGGCCCAATATTTTTCGCCCCGATGGCGCTGGCAGCGATAGCCGCCAATATAGGTCTGCCCGATCGTACCGTGCCACACCGTTCGGATGCCGAAGACAGACCAGGCCGGCAGGGCGCTTGGCAGCGTCACTTGCCCGTAGACAATGCCGGTCGACGCCGTGACGGTCGCGGCCGCGTTGCCGCCGAAGAGTACCGGGTATTCCGTGCCGTTCGGATGGATGAAAAACACTTCATCGATCGCAATATCCGCATTCGGCAAGATCGTCTCCTGCGGCGCAAGGCCGCCCTCTGTGCAGCCGAAACCCACAAAGGGAATAAGGAAATCGTTGGTTTCGTAATCCGGTGAGCCGAAGAACAGCTTCGAACATTGATAGTTCAGGTCGGCCGCGTAGGTTTGCGTGAAACCCGCCGGCCAGCGGGTGCCCGTGGCGGCCGGCATATAGCGATTGGTATCCGGCACCCATGGCGGGGGTATCGCAGGGGCCCCACCCATCGGCTTCGTCAGGGCAAGCGAAATGGCATTCATCATGGGCGTGTTCCATATCTGCTGGTGAGGTCGTCGTAGAACTGAAGGGTGCGCCCCTGGCGGGCATTGGCCCGGTCGAGAGCCTGGCGCTCGCGGGCGAGGATGGCGATCACAGGCTCGCCTTCGACAACAGGCGCATGCGCTTCCTGCCGGCGCAGATCATTGGGCAAAGGCGGCAGCGCGATGCCGGCCGCCGCCTGACCCGTCGTCACCGCCGCCTTGTTCAACCGCTCAGCGGCGGAGCAGCCACTGACGATCAGCAGCAGTGACAGCGCAAGCGCGGTTCTTTTCCGAAAGCTGAAGTTCATAGGATTGGATCTCGATTTCGAGTGTGTCTCTGGCGGCCTGCTCGGCGGCTTCCGCGGCCGCGAGGCGCTTGCGATGCTCCTCGTTCGCCCAGGCGGCGGCGTTGCGCTGGCGCTCCATCTCGGCGGCCCTCGCTTCGGCTGCACTCTTCTCGGCCAGCAGGACATAGCCGGCGCGCGCCTCGCGGGCCGCCGAGGGATAGCCGATCGAGACGGCATAGAGATGATAGAGCAGAAGGCCGGCGGCGATGCCGGCGCCCATTTTGAGCGTGTCGAGGATGGAGAACATCAGATGCCCTCGAGGCAGAAGGCGCGTTCTTTCTGCCGGCGCCGTGTCAGGCCGGGAAAGACGATGCCGGCCGCGCGGTTCCACTTCAAAAGCGACTCGCAACCCTCGGCCGTCCTGCCCTGGTTGATGAGCTTGACCGCGCTCGACCCACAAGCCGCCTTGACGCCGACATTGTAGGCAAAGGAGGTCAGCGCCACGAAGCGGGCATCCGGCAGCGGAACATGCACGCAGCTTCCGACACCGCTGGCATAGGTCTTGAGCTCCAGCGCCAGGAGCGCCTTGCACTGCTCCACCGTCTTGTGATCCCCAGGTTTGACGCCATTGGTGCTGCCATAGCAGATCGTCCAGGGCTTCCCTTGCGTGGCCGGATCCGGATAGGCATTCTGGCGCAACCCCTCGAACGATCCGACAAGCGCCACAGCCATGGCCGCGGCGGCACTACCCTTCTGCAGGCGGTTTGCCATTCAGATCTCCTGAGATTTTCTGCTGGACGAAAATGCGGGCGATAATCGCCGCAACGGCGAGAAGCCCTGTCGCCACCGACATGGCGAGCTGGATGTAGATGTTGCGGGATAGCCAGGTCGCGGCGACGAAGGTGTAGACGGGCTCAATGATGATGAAGAGCAGCGCCAGCGCCATGAGGCGGACGCTCCAGGCGTGTTTCAGCACTGCGCGCCAGTTATGGACGAGCATGAAGTGGGCTCCGGATTGTGGATGGGGTGAGACATGCCGCTCCAGAAGAGACGGAATGCGTGGATTTATCCGTTGTTAAGGTCGCCTTGTGCGGCGATTGGGGTTCGGCATTTACGCCAGAACGAAATCGATACTGATGCTGGCATTCGTGATGCCCCCAGCAAAAGACGCCCCTCCCGTTGATTTGCTCGCCCCTGCGTGGTAGCCGCGGTTAGCGAGGAACAGACAAAATGAACATATCGACAGGCCGCCCGGTTGGCGCGTCACCGATTGATCGCAGCGTTCACGGGATAGGATATCGTCCAGACATTGACGGCCTGCGCTCGGTGGCAGTCCTGTCGGTCGTTATCTTCCATGCATTTCCGACCGTACTGCCGGGCGGCTTCATTGGCGTCGACATTTTCTTCGTGATTTCCGGTTTCCTGATCTCGACGATCCTGCTGGAGAACCTGAACCACGGTCGTTTCAACCTTCTCGATTTTTACGGCCGGCGCGCTCGACGCATTTTTCCTGCCTTGGCGATCGTGCTTGCAGCGACCGCGACGTTTGGATGGTTCGCCCTTCTTCCCGAGGAATATAAGGAACTGGGCAAGCACATCGCCGGTGGCGCCGGCTTTGTGTCAAACCTGGTGCTTTGGCAGGAAAGCGGTTATTTCGACAGCGCGGCGGAAACGAAACCGCTGCTTCATCTATGGTCGCTCGGGATCGAAGAGCAATTCTACATTGTGTGGCCAGCGGTCCTCTGGGCCGTGTTCAGATTTCGTCTTCCGAAGCTACCGATCATTCTGCTTTTTGCGGCGCTGTCGTTCATCGCTAATGTAGCGAGCGTCCACGCCCACCCGGTTGCAACTTTCTATTCGCCCCTCACCCGGATATGGGAGCTGCTCATCGGCGCAGCGCTCGCACAGATCTTGATCGATGGGCGCAGTAAGCGGCCCTCCTTTGTCGGCGTGATTGCAAACCGGATGAGTGCCTCTAGTTTGACGGCCGTAGCAGGCGCAATTCTGATAGGTGTAGCGCTCGCTTGCCTTTCGGCTGCAAGCACTTTCCCGGGCTGGCGCGCGCTTTTTCCGAGTGTTGGAGCAGCCCTTCTCATCCTTTCCGCCTCCGGCAATTGGATCAACACGAAGCTACTCGCCAATCGCCCGATGGTATGGATCGGCCTCATCAGCTTTCCCTTATATCTCTGGCATTGGCCGTTGCTGGCGTTCGCTCGTATCATCGAAGGAGAAACACCGAGCCTAGAGACTCGGGCGGCGGCTGTTGTCGCAGGATTCGCCCTGGCTACGGGCACCTATCTGCTCATCGAAAAGAATATTCGACGCAAGTGGACGTCCCGCGCCATTACGATGACGCTAACCTATATCGTCTGCTTTGTCGGCATGGTCGGCTATTCGATCTATCTCTACAACGGCGCCCCTATACGTGAGGGCGTCGCGATGGATGCGAAGATTCACGAGCAGCTGGAAGGCACGACCTGGAAATACACGAGCAACGACATCTGCAAAGCCAAATATCCGCCGAATTTCCGATACTTCTGCACACAGACGCGTGAGGGCTCCCCCACGATGATCCTTCTCGGGGACAGCTACGCGAATGCCCTGGTAGCCGGCCTTGTGGCCAATCCGGCGACGAAGGATGAGATAATCTTGTCGTATGGTTCATGCGATCCAAGCGCGTCCGCCGGAGATCCGGAGATCAGAACGCAGTGTGAGACGCAGGACAAGATCATCTCCGAGACGCCAAGCCTGCGATATGCGATCCTGGAAGCCAAATGGCCTCGATTTGACAGTGCTGGCCGGCTGATCGATTACTTTACGAAAATCGCCGCAAACGATGCCGCATGGGCGCCGCGCTACCGGGATGGTCTCGACAAGCGAATTTCATTTCTCGAATCGAAAGGAATCAAGGTCTTCCTTTTTGGCCCTAAGCCTGAGATCGACTATGAACCCAAGTATTGCTTTGCCCGGCCATTCACACAGCCGGCGAAGAATTGCCAGATGACTGAGGTCGAAGTTCTCGACAAGCAGCACGAACTGTCCCTGGTGCTGAAAGATGTTCTCGGCAAGCATCCAAACGTGACGTTCTTCGACGCCAACTCCGTCTTCTGCAAAGACGCGGTTTGCAGCCTCAAGACCCAGGATGGATTGCCGATGCTGCGAGACAAGGTGCACTATTCGCAATATGGAAGCGCGATCGCTATCGACCTATTTGTGAAGCAGGCGCAAAGCGAAGGGTACTTCAGAGGGCATTGAGTCCGGCTCCTTCCAAAACGCATTTCCACGATATGGCCCAAGCAGGTTTTGCGCCGGCGTAAAAAGGCCAAGCGGCAACCAGTGCTAAGCCGGAGTAGCCATCACCGTTGCGGTGTGGGGAGAATAAGACTCGTCGAACTTCATCTATTTCCGAATTGAGAAATAGAAGTCCTTATGATTGTCTTCATGGATGATTTGGTAAGATGAAAACCCATGCTCTTCCACTGCCGTATCCAGTAATACCTTCAGATTGTCTTTGTCATAGTAGTGCGCATGGATGGAACTGTTCTTCTCCATCATGTCCTTCGCTGATTCCTTCATGCCGCGAAGAGTGAAGTATCGTTCATAGTGGCCTTCGTTGGGCCTCCAAATTCCAGCTTCAAATTCGGCGCGGATCTCATCGATCGTCGATGGCCTTCCTATCGAATCCTTTGTCGAATGCATCTCAGGGATGATCGCCAGGACTACGCCGCCGGGCGCCAATTTCTCCCGCCATCTGGCCAGATGCCCAAGTGGATTCGCGAGATGCTCAAAAACGTGGCTGCTGAAAATGAAATCGAGCGACCCATCTTCTGCCGGCAAATTGTCGGCAGTGCCGATGACATACTTTGAGAAATCCGCCGTTGCTGTTCCGTATTTGCCGGTTGGGTCGTAGAGTTCCGCCCATTTTTCGATAGGCATTTCCTCCAGATAACGCACCGACGTGCTGCTGCTTTCGTGAACCTGAGGCCTTGGGCCGGGACCAATTTCTATGCCGCGACCCACAGCAAGCTTGAGAAGCTCTTTACGATCAAGAGCCTTGTGGACCAGTAACTCAGCGACATAGCCTCTCGGCACTTTGAAGGACAAATGCAATTCAGCGTCGTCAGGAATGGAGCCATCTCTTTTGTTCCATGGCATAGGAACCGGCACCGCCGATGTATCGAACCTGAAGCTTTTGTCGGCCATCTTCCTCCCATGCTTCTCCAAGCGGATTTTCACCTTGGCGCTTGTGAAGAATGAGGCCTTGGCAACCTTGCGGAGCCGTACAAACCAGCCGATTTCATCCGGAAGAGCCGCAAGTCGATAGACCTTATCGATGCCGCTTATTGTGAAAGCTGCTTCGTTTGCAAACTCGACGGCACGCCAGATATTCTCATCGTATCGAGCCTTTATCTGACGCCAGTCTCCTTTCGACGTCAGGCGCTTATCACTGCGGTTAATCAGATCAATGAGATTCATGCATGGCCCCGGTTCGATAGTGGGCCGACCGTTCTCCATCCACAATTGCAAGTCAACCCCACCTTACGTGGGTCCGCTGAATTTCCTGGTGGTATAAGTGTGACCTTGCCCCGTTGAAATAATCCATTTTGAAGTAAGCTCTGGCCTATTGAGAGGACCAGGGAATGAAGCGCAACCGTTTTACAGACGAACAGATCATCGGCATTCTGAAGGAGCACGAGGCGGGCACGCCGGTCTCGGAGCTTTGCCGCAAGCACGGTGTCAGTGATGCGAGCATCTACAAGTGGAAGGCCAAGTTCGGCGGCATGGACGTATCCGAAGCCAAGAGGCTGAAGACGCTGGAAGACGAGAACACGAAATTGAAACGGCTACTGGCAGACGCCATGCTCGACAATGCCGCTTTGAAAGACCTTTTGGGAAAGAAGTGGTGACGCCCGCAGCAAGGCGGAAAGCTGTCGCTCATTTGATGGATCGCCACCAGATGAGCGAACGGCGGGCGTGTAAAGCCATCGGCTTTTGCCGGATGACGATTCGTTACGAAACCAG